GTCTCGCCAAGCCCGCGCAGGTCGGTATTGGTGCGGGTGAACGTTGCGGCCAGCGTGTCACCCACGCGGTTCATCTGGTCGGCAGACAACCCGAACTGCGTAAGGATATTTGAGCTGATATCGGCCGTCTGACCGAGGTCCATGCCGCTGGCCGTTGCCAGATTCAGCACGCCGGGAAGAGCCGCCTGTATCGCCTGCGGCGTGAACCCCGCCATGGCAAGGAACGCCTGACCGCTGGCAGCATCACCTGCGGTAAACTGCGTTTCGGAGCCGAGTTTAAGCGCCTGTTCGCGCAGCGCCTTAAACTGCGGACTGTTTTTGTCAATACGGGTCAGCGCCTGGACGCGCGACATCTCCTTACCAAAACTGACCGCCGGTTGCAGGAAACGCCCGGCCGCATACCCACCTGCCGCTGCCGTGCCGACTGCCGTAAATCCACCCGCTTTCAGTTTTCCCGCCATCTCCTGAGCGCGGAAATATTGCTGGCGTGCCTGCGTGACGCGTGCCAGAGTCTGCCGTTCACGTTCCAGCTGTTCGTTGTATTGCTGTGTTCGCCGTATGGCCTGTTGAATGGTGTTGTCACTGCCGGAAAGCGCAATACCGTGACGCCGCAGCTCACCACCCAGTTCGCGCATTCGCTGAACTTCACGCGCACGGACCTCATTGAGACGCTCAAGTTTGAGGCTCAAATCGTTCATCAGCTTTTTCTGTTTGTCAGACAGCACGGTTCCGGCGCGCTGAATTTGCTGAAGTGCGCTTAACTGGCGTTGTGCCCGGGCAATGCCGTTTCCGGCCTTGTTTGCAGCCTCGCGGGCGCGATCAAATGAACGGGCGTAGCGTTCCAGGTTTTTGATCGCACCCTGCGTTCTCTGTATGGAGTCGCCAAGCTGGCCCATCATGCGACGGGCGTTTTCGGTGGGACGGGTCAGCCTGTCAACAGCGCTGAAGGCGACCCGTATATCAAGCGTTTTCATGCTCTGCGTTCCCGCTGCGAAGGGCCGCCCGCTCACGCCAGGCGACCACCTCGCCGGGATCCATCAGGAAGATTTCAGCGGGAGACCAGTTGAAAATAACGGCGATATCCGCCACAAAGTCTTCAATGTGCTCAAAGGGCACGACGGTTATCAGCCTGCCGTCGCCGCCCCGCTCTTCCCGCCAGAGTCCTGACCGGCCAAAAAATTAACCGCCACCCCGCACAGCTGAATAAAATCAGCGGACCCCATGCGCTTAAGCAGAACCTCGTCCAGTCGCGGCGAAGTGACGCGCGGGAGTAACTCAAACATCGCGTCCGTTTTCATGTTCAGCACGTCAAGCAGTGACAGCCCGCGCAGTGAACCGGCCTGCTGTACAGCAGGCGTGATTTCCACATACGTGATTTTTTTGTTACCGAGCACAAGGGGCGTTTTCAGCGTCACGCCGCGCTCACTGGTCACGTCCGCCGCATCAGCACCGTCAGTAACAGGGGCAACAACCGGATTTTCTTTCATGCATAAAACCTCAAATCAGGGGGCGACGCCGCGCGCCGCCGTGGGAAACATTAACCACCAAGACCAATCGCCGAGCGCACGCGGTCCGGGAAGACGCTTTTGCCGTCCTTGCGTTCGATGTGGTTCAGTAAATCAATCTCCAGCACCGGACGGTCGTTAATGCTGAGTTTGTAGTAGGTACTTTTGACCGCATAGGTGTGAGACGTGACCTCACCCTGTTTGGCCTCCCCGGTATCAATTTCCGTCACGCGACCGCGAAGCTCAATCTCGTACAGGTCACTCTGTTCTTCATCGTTGTAGTACTCACCGACAAAGCGCAGCAGCGTACCGTCAATCGTGCCGCCGTACTTGAGGAACAGTTCGCGGGTCGGCCCGCCCATGGTGAAACTCGCATCCAGCGCGCCGTCATCCAGGCCAAGGTCGATATTTACTGCACCGGCCATACCACCACCGCGATAGGCTTCCGTTTTACGGGTCAGTTTGGGGGGCGTGAAGCCGGTCACCCTGCCAATCTGGTTCACCCCGTCAGTAAACAGCGTGAACACCCTGAGATTTTTTGGTACGGCCATTAAGCACCTCCAAGCGTCGCAAATGCAGGACCAAAGAATTCATCAGTAAACGTCTGGTAAAGTTCCATATCCTCAAGCGGCGGAACGGGCGTGTACTTGTAGCGGATACGCACGCGTCCCTGACGAAGTTCCGTGGTGCTGTTATCCACCACGTCATACCAGCACTCCGCACCAACGAGACGTCCTGACGTAACCAGCGCATCCAGTTTTGCGCGAATTGCGCTTAACACGTCTTTCACATTAGCAGGGGTCAGCGGGGCATCAATCGTTTCAAACTGCGCTTCCGCAACAGAATCAGCCAGCACCTGAGCGGTTCGCGTGTACACCTCAAAGATATACGCCTTCGTTTCCGGCGTACGGTTGCCCCAGAAGCGGAAACCGTTACGGCGAATGATGGTGGTGATTTCCTTGTTGTTGAGATTGTTGGCATCGCTGTCTTCGGACTGAAGGGACCAGAACACCGGGCTGGAAATACCCAGCACATTTGTTACCGGCACGTTGGACAGCGATTTATGCCAGCCCTGTTCGTGGTCAATACGTGCACGTAAACCGCAGGCGTACGCCGCAGCCGGGAAGACCTCATTAGCGCCGGATTTCGGGTTATAGGCGATGAAGTCAGGCCAGAGCAGCATAAGTTCGCGCTCGTTAAATCTGGCGCGGTAGCTGATTGCATCAGCGGGCTTCTTGCAGTTGTGACAGCCCGCGTAGACAAATGCGCGAAGTTTTTCTGCAATTACACACAGGGATTTTGTGACAGCTTCAGTATCCAGTCCGGGAGCTGCGATGATGCGCGGACGGTAACCGATGGCATCATCCTGTTCAGCTATCAGAAGTGCATACATACCGGTATAATTACCGTCGCCATCCGTGCCACCAATGACATACTGGTCCTGCGTTTTGTGTGGGTATACAGGATGTGCATCTTCAGACTCATCAATACCAAAAAATGCCCTGTCTTCAGGATCCAGATGACCGAATGATGTAACTCCTGTATCCGGGGCGCCCTGAGAACTGGCATCAGGAACGCGCACCACAATCACCTTCGTGCTCACCTGGTCGGCGACAGCCTTAAGCGATTTGTAAAGCGTCCCCTTTGTGCCGGCCTTACCCAGCACATCACTGACGCGGGTCAGCAGTATGGGTTTGTTCAGCGGGAACAGAGTTTCATCCGCGTCATCTGCCGTAGCCACAATACCAATAACACTGGAATCCACATCATTAATGGCGGTGGCAAGGCCGGTACTTTCCCTTACGCGCGCACCATGAAAGCGTGTTTCACTCATATGTTTCACCCTTGTCTGGCTGGTTGATTTTGCGTAATCATTACCCACACACGCGGTAATCTCACCCCTTTGATGTTGTCTCCTGACAGCGACAACAAAACAGCCATTCAACGCCGCTGCGGTGCATGAAACCATTACAGAACGCACCAGGAGAGAACACCATGAAAGAGCTGTCAGTTACCGTTCCGTCACCGGATATCGACATCACCATCAACAACAACACACTGGCAAACCTCACAGAGCGACTCATGACGCTGACCCTGACGGATAACCGGGCCTTTGAGGCAGACCGCGTCACCCTCACCCTTGACGATACGGACGGGCAGTTACAGTTGCCACCACGTGGCGCACGCCTGAGAGTGATGATTGGCTGGCGAGGAGAATCACTGGTTAACAAGGGCACCTACGTCGTTGATGAGGTTGCGTGGGAAGGACCTCCAGATAAACTGATCATCACCGCCAGCAGCGCAGATTTTCGGGAAGAGTTCAACGTGAGGCGGGAGGTATCCTGGCACGACGTGACCGTAAAACAGGTTGTGTCAGCCATCGCTCACCGCTACGGCCTGAAGACACAGATAAGCGAAATCCTCATGGATATCGAAATTGACCACGCTGACCAGACCGAAGAGAGCGATATATCCTTCCTGACCCGCATGGCTGAAATGCTGGGTGCGATTGCCACCGTAAAAAACGGCAGCCTGTTATTCATTCTGCCGGGTGGCGGAACCGGGCCGGACGGAAGAGCCCTGCCTTCGTTCGCCATTACCCGCAGCAGCGGCGACAGTCACCGCTTTCGCATTGCTGACCGTGATGCGTATACGGGGGTCCGGGCGCACTGGCTCGATCTGAAGTTCGGGCACAAGAAAAAAGTGAACGTGAAGCGACGCAGGGAAGCCGGGAAACAGAAACAGGAGAAGAGCAGCAGCCGGGAAGGTGATTACATGGAAGGCGCGGAAGGTAACGTCTACGTTCTGCGCAGGACTTACCAGAATGAAGAAACCGCACGACGTGCAGCTGCGGCAAAGTGGCAGGAGTTACAGCGGGGAGCAGCGGCATTCTCCATCACTCTGGCACGGGGTCGTGCCGACCTGTATCCCGAAATGCACGGCAGGGTAACAGGTTTTAAAAGCGAGGTGGACAATCAGGACTGGATTATTGCCAGGGTGGAGCACATCATAGATGAAAGCGGCTTCACCACACAACTGGAGCTGGAAGCGAAAATCCCCGAATGGATAGCAGATTCAGGCGGATAAAATTAAAATGAGCCATCTCCACTCAGCCAGATAAGGAGAAGCCATGTTCCGTTGTCCCCTGTGCGGTGCATCCGCACGTATCCGCACCAGTCGCAATGAAAATGATTCAGGCACAGTTCGCCTGAAGTACTACCAGTGCAATAACCTCGAATGCGGGATCGGCTTTACCACACTGGAGGGTTTTAACAAATTCACATCAAAACGCGCCCCGTCGCCGCAGGGTACAGAGCGGATACCGTGGGAAGATTTTCCGGGATCTCACAGGGGGAATACTCAGATTAATCTTGATATTTAAGAACAATAATCAGGTTGAGAGGACATCATAAGGCAAGTAGATTAACGGCAGATACTTTCCCGCAACCACGGGCAAGTATTTAATTATCCATGATGAAATATGACCTAAATTGTTTTTTGCCCGCCGGAAAGCGGGCATTTTTTATTCTTTTGTGGTTATGGGGTCATCAGGAACCACGTGCAGATTATATTTTTGTTTTTTTGGCGTTCCTCCGGCAGCAACGAGTTCATCAATAAGACACTGACACGCCTGAACATCCCGGGCATGTCTTAGTTTCACCTTTATTGATTTAACCTTATCCTCACCGGAGGAGAAATGCAGTTCAATCTCAATATCGTTTCTGTGGAACAGCCTCATAAGACAACCTCCTGAATTCATCAGAAACACAGTCAACTGAAAACCAGAAAGCAGACAAACAGTGGACACACATTAATACAAATCATTTATACCTATAGATGAAATTGCAGTTTCATTTATAACATGACAGGTAACAATATTGTGAACAAACTCAAAACTCGTTAGATTAAAGACGGACAGAGCAATGCTACTTTATCAATAACATGTAACCTGTACTTCCTTATTTTGCCCGCCGAAGCACGGGCATTTTTTTTGCGCCTGCCATCGAGGCGCCTTCCCTGGCGCACACAAAGCACTGATGAATCCCCTAATGATTTTTATCAAAATCATTAAGTTAAGGTGGATACACATCTTGTCATATGATCAAATGGTTTCGCGAAAAA